TCACATCTCATTGTGATTGTTACATAACCTTCCATGAGTCCGTTGTGGACTATCGAACTACTTCCTTCTGGTGTACAATAGTAAATTCTATCTTCTTTGCCTTCAAAGTACAATGGTTTATAATAATCTTGGAACAACCAATCAACTATTTCATCAATTGTGTATTCATCAAATCTTCTTTCAAATGCTAAGTTCATTGTAAAGCTTATTGGTTTTTCATCTATCCTGTTGAACAGAGGTTTTCCATTTCTTGTAGATGTTTCAATTATTGTTCTATCTGCTACTAATTGTTCTTCGAACATTCCGTTTCCAGTTTCAATGTGCATAAGCCCAAAATCTCTTGAATTAACGTTATCATATGTAAAATATATTTTATCCTTTATCGTAGACATTTTAAAACTCCTTCTACCATTTATATGTAATTATACCACAAAAACAATATAATTGTCAAATTTAATAATGTTTTACATTAAAAATAATGGGAATCATATAGACTCCCATTATTCATTAGCGTTTTTTAAGTTCTGTTACAAAAACGTCAAACATTGTTTTCGCATTCTCTTTTGTTCCCTTGAAGTCAGGGAAGGTGAAGTTCATTTCTTCAATTGTAATTCCACTTGCTCCATTTGATGCTATCGTTTGTTGGAATCCATTTACAAATGTTTTCGGAATCATTGCTTTCAACCCATCAATCAATTTGGCTGTGTTTAAAATATCTTGTGTTTGTTGTTCGTTTAACACCAACTCTTTTTTGTGAAGCATTGCAATTTTCCCATCTTGTCCGAACCAATCACCAGTGAATCCACCAGTCTTAAACGGAACAATTAATCTGCTACCTATTTTAAGTTTGCGTGGATCGATTCCTCCGTTCGCACTTAAAATCGTTCTCCACTTATTTGCATCTCCGTAATACTTTTTAGCCAAATCCCAAAGCGTGTCTCCGTTTGCAACAGTGTGTGTTCTGTTTTGTGTTTGTGGTTTAGTAGGAGCTACATTGTTTGAAGTTGGGAAAATTGGAACAGGAGAAGAGAACATTTGTTTGTACCATGAAGATAACTCTGGGTTAGAAAAGTTGCTTCCAGTTCCAGAATAGTCAAATAATGTACCTAGCATATCGTTTACGTTTTCCATATTGTCAGAGAATTCTAACATCATATTACTCAAGTCCAACATATTTTCTTCTGCTAGTTTCGCCTTACTTTCATCTGAAAGTTCACTATATCCAGAATACAATGACGAGTAGTCACCAGACAATAATTTTGCCATTTGTGTTTGCATAGCACCCATTAGGTTTGCCAAAGCAGAAGTATCACCACTTACAAAACCGCTTGACATTTCACTCCATGCACTATCATCATTTATAATAGCATCATAAGATTTCTCTGTTTGTGCTATTTGATTATCTAATGATTGAGAATGTAAGTCAAACTGTAAGTCTGCTGTTTCTTTTTGGCTTTCTAATGCACTTATTTGCTCTTGTTTTTGAAGCTCTATCGCATCTCTGTATACTTGCTCTTGGCGTTCACTTTGAATTGTAGATATTTCCTCATTCAATTTTGATAGTTCAGATTGAAGTCTACCCAACTCTTTCTTGCCTTCTAATGATGTGTCTCGGCTCGCTAATGAAATTTTGTTCATTAAATCTATACGCTCTTGATTTTTAGTATTCAATGTTTCTAGATATTTTTGTTCTTCTTTTTCTGCATCTAGAGAGTCTAATTTCGCATCGTATATAGAATTAATTCTGTCAATTTCTTTATCATACATACTTATTTTTTCATCGTGAAGTTTTTCAAGTTCTTCTTTTTCCATCTTTATAGCAGAAACAGCCATATCTTTTGTTTGTTTATAATATGATTTTAAATTGTCTATACTACTATCTGCAACATCTTTTCTAGTGTCTTCTAATTCTTTTTCAAGTTTCATGACTGCTAGTGTAGCATCTTCTAAATCTTCTTCGACTTCTAGTAATTGTTCTCTTGCTATTAATGCTTCACTAGAACCTTCTCCATATTTAGAAATTGCAAGTACATATGCACTATTCAAATCAGCTTGTTTGTTTTTTATTGTCTTTTCTTGACTAATAAGTTTTGAAATTTTTTCTGCAATTAATGTCATCTTATCAACAACATTATCTTCATCAGTTATAGCTAATTTGTCTAAGTTGAAGTCAATATCGTCTATGGCTTTTGAAGTTTCTTCTAAAGCTTTCTCGTAATTTAACAAGATTTCGTCTACATAATTTTGGAACATTTCTGTAGTTCTTTTTTTAATACTTGTTGTAGTTTCTACGATTTCCGTTTCGGCTTTGCTAATAAGAACAGTTACTTCTTCAAATCTCTTTAAGAGTCTATTGTATTCTTCACGCTCTGCTTCTGTGTGATTTGCCGTATTTTTCAATACTGCCAATCTTTGATTAGAATGTGCGTATTCAACTTTCCAATAGGCGATTTGCTTTTGCATTGTATTAATTTTAACTTGTTCTAGATTGTTTATATCCAATAATACATTTCTATATTCTAAGCTTTTTTCTGTTAATGTTTCTAGTTCGGCTGTAGCTCTAGAAATTTGATTGTTTGATGAAGCCAACAATGTATCATGATATTCAAGACTATACAATTCAGCCATATCAGCAGAAGCACCGTATGATGGCAACAATGTTTTAGCAATATCCGTTGTACTTGTATGTAAAATACCAGTACCAGCAGAACTTTCCGAACTCGAACCCTCTACTGCACCTTCACCAGACATAGAATATGATGAAGTTCCACTAGACATAGCTCCACTTGTTCTAGTCATAAGTTTCAACAATTTCTCATTGATTCCTAATTTTTCACCAGCTTGCGTCCACAAGTCTAAGCCACGTTTTCTACGTTTTGGAATAAGTGGAATGATTGCTTCCAATCCTTCTTCACCATGCCATGCCAATTCTGGACTATCAACAAATCCACCGTTTGCATATCCAACACCTCTATATGCGTTCGAAAGCGAACCATACCTAGACATTGCATATCTGATAGATGCTAAAATATTTGAAAGTGGGTCATATATATTGCTGTTATATCCTTGCATAGCGTAAGCTCGGAATGTAGGGTCAATAACTTGCATCAATCCCTTAGATGGTATTCCAGCTTTTGCATTACTATCCCACAAGTTTATTGCTCGTGCATTACCACCTGATTCTGTTTGCATTTGATACAACAATTTTTGCAAATTACTTTCAGAAAACTGACCAGTCATTTGTAATGCTTTAGAAGCAATGCCTGACCATTGTTGAACTCCAGCACCAGCTACACCAGAGAAGCTTCCAGATAGATACGATTTAATCATATCCATAGAGCTTAATACTCCACCACCAAAATCATCAAATACATTTTGTCCTAAGTCCATCAAATTTCCACTTGATAAACCATTGACCAAACCTTGTATTACATATCCACCTAATTCAGTAAAGACTCTGGAAGGAGAATGAATTCCTAAAGCAGATTTGAATCGTGTAACCATGTTATCTGCCAATGCGCTCATAGAGCTTGTTGCAGATGCCATGTTGTTTCTGATTCCTTGTCCTATTCTGGCTGGTAGACTAGAAGCAGTTCGAACAATATCGTCAGCGCCAGATTTGAACACTGTATACATATTTCTAGCAATATTGTTTACCTGACCAGTTGTTACTGTGTTGATATTTTGGAACTGTGATGCCAATGTATTTCTAAGTTGTCCAGTTTTGTTTACAATATTTTGATATGATGTATTGAATAAAGTTACCATACTAGATGATAATCTTTTTACAATTGATGTTATATCATTTGCAGATGCACCATGAATATTTGTAACAGTTGACAACGATTTAGCCACATTACTTGCATGAGACATATAATGCCCATTAGCTATAGCTAGATTTGTTGCAACACCAGACACATAACTTATAACAGATGCCATTGATAGAGATGTGTTTATCGAAGACATTGTTGTTTGTATGTCTGTTTTCAACGTTGTAACTCTCGTATTAATAGAATCTATTCCAGATGTGTCAACGGAATCAGAACCAGTTTCAGCAAACAGTAAACCTAGTTCTCCTCTTGCTTCAACCAACTTGTCTTTCAATGTTGATGCAGAACCAGCTACACCACCTAAAGCGACTGAGTTGTTCATGATTGTGTCCATGCTACCAGATACAGATGAAACAGCATCTACTACTTTAGAAGAATTATCTAAAACAGTAGTTAATTTTGCTTGAGTTGTATCTAACTTACTTTCAGCGTTTGCAAGTTCACTATTGAATGTTGGTGAGACAGTAGGAGCTATTCCTAATGTGTTCGCTATGTTGATTTTATCAATCAAACTTTGAACATCATCACTTGCTGGTTGAGCATCTACTTCAACCTTTCTTGGTCCTTTTCCTTCATTCAGAATTTTGTCAAGTTCTTCTGTTTTTGTTATAACCTTGTCTACAGCATTAGCAGAATCTCCGCCTTGACCGATAATCTCATCAAAGTAAACGTAACTTCCGTTTGCTGTTTGAAGAGCCATTCTAACTCCTTCTTGACTTTCATCAACATCAACAAACTTCAAGTTAGTACCATCAATTTGTCCGTTCAATGTGTCAAGCCATGCAGAAGTAGAACCATCAGCCATTTCTAATTTGAATCCGCTTGTCTCATCACCAGCAAGCACTACATCTTCACCAAAAGCTTTTAATTGTTCTTTTAATTTATTGAGATAAGCTGATTCTGTTTCTTCATTGTTATTATCTTTAAACAGGTTGTATGCATCATTCAATCCAGAGATTGCCTTTGTTCCGTTCTTAGCTTCCTCAGACAAACTGGAAACAATTCTAGCTCCGCTATCCATTGTTTCAAATAACAATTGAGTTCCGTCTTCTGAAAGTGCAACTTCTATATTCATTAATCCTAATTGCTCATTTAAAGTGTCTAGATAAGCTGATTGACTTCCATCAGACATCATCAATCTAAGTTTTCCATTGGAATCTCTAAAAGTTGTAATATCTCCATCAAGTTGATTCAATTGTTCTTTAACTGTTGTAAAGTAAGGCATCCATTCATCAGGATTTGCTTGGAATTCTGCAAAAGCATCCTTCAAAGAAGTGTGCATTTCCTCTGTTGCTACACCTACAACACCAACCATCATTCCATACGCACCAGCGAAGCTTCCTGTTGCAGTCATTCCATCTCTCAAAGCATCAGCTAAAGCACTTTGAGTAATAGCAATTTTATTTCCTTCTGCATCGACTGTTTCACCATATGTTAAATAAGCATGACCGTTTTTGTCATAATCAACCTTCATTTGGTCTAGTTGAAATGATTGTTCTTGAAGCAAATCAATATTGTCTTTAACATATTTCTGTGGAACTTGCAAGAATGATGCAATTGCTTGAGTGGCTGCTTCTGTTGCTGGTGTGTCAATAAGATTTCCCATCTCATCTCTCATTAAAGCTAGATAAGAGATGTTACTCTTTAATGCACCTAAATCTCCACTTTGCAAGCCGAACAACTGTTCTAATGGGTCAATTGCTTCAAATGCTAAATCAGCAGTATCAGCCAAATCTTCATTATAAGTTTCTAGCTCTTCTTGAGCAATAGCTGTTTGGATAGCTTGGTTTTCGAATGTAGTACCCATATCCTTAACCATTTCACGAGCATCATTAGTAGAAACACCTAATCCAACGAGTAAGTCTATAAATCCTTGAATGTCTCCGCTACCAGCTTGAATCTGGTCGGCAACTCCTAGAATAGCTTTTAAGTTTCCAGCCACAGATGAAGGGTCAGAACTCTTGTCGCCCATCATTAAGAAATCATCTGGAATAACATTTACTAATGCATCTAACTGTTGGGTAACATCCTCTAGCTCTGCACCCTCAAGTCCTTCTGTCATGTCTGCGTAAATTGAGTTTACTGTTTCTCCAATGACAAGAGCATCATTACTCAAGTCTTCCATATTTTCTCTTAGTGCTTCGGAGGCTTCTTCTGCGGTCTCAAAATCATCTGGATTCACATTAATTTTATTCTTATTAACATTAATAAAATTATCGACAATATTCTTAGAAGAATCTGTCATGTTTTCCATTTCACCGTTTGCCGTCATGAGCTGTCTTGTGTTTTGTTGTAGAACGTCAACATTATCATTCAACAATGAATTTAGTTCATATTCTGTTAATACACGTTTTGTCTCAATGTCATGAAGCTTTTCAGCTTGTGCAACCCTACCATCTTCTGTTCCAGTCATTGATAAGTATGGGTTTACATCTTTTTCTTTTTCGTCAATATTTTCATATTTTTCTTTTTCTCTTGCTAAGTCAGCAAATTTCTCAGCCAAAGCACCATAGGATTCAACTTGTTTATTGATTGTATCTGTAATTTGTCCAGCAACTAGCTCTTTATTTCCAGCTACTAATTTTTCTACCCATCCAGCTTCTTCTCTGATTGCTTGAGTAGATTTAAGATGAGCTTCTCCATTTTCATCAACATAATCAATAACGTTTGGCATTGTGTCTGCAAGTTTTTGTGTTAATGAAGTATACTCATTCAGCTCTTCCGTACTCATTGAGTCTTTGTTTTCTCTGAATTTTTTATTAAGAGTATCGTATCTGTCAATAACGCTATCCATGCTATTTCCATATTGATTATATGTGTCTATAGCATTTTTTCTAATCTCATCAAAGTTTTCTTGTTCTGCTTTTTCTTCTGCTCTAAGTTTGATTACTTTTTCAATAACCCATCCCAAAGCAGTTGCAAGTAACATGATTCCACCTGTACTTAAAGCCATAGCTTTAAATCCAGCACCTAATCCAGTAGCCACAGCACCAGCTTTACCCATTACACCAGTAGCCGTAGCCATTGCTGTACTTGTTCCACTTATTGCTACTTTTGCACTGTTAAAACTTGTACTTATACTGTCAAAGATTTTCAGTTTTTTAACTTTTTCAGGAATATCAAAAAGTTTTACAGCTCCACCAATGATGCTAAACATCGCTGGTAAGACTCCAACTTTATCAATTAACTTTGTTACAGCTTCTGTGATATCTCCAACAATTTCCAAGCCTTCAAACATCGCATCACTTAGGAATACTTCTCCTATTGTCATTGCAAGTTCTGTAAATCTAGTCTTCAACTGATTTATTTTGGCTTCATATGAATCCATATATTCCGCTTGTTCTTTCAAAGCAGAGCCTTGTGAATTATATGCCGTTGTTGTTGCATCTACAGCAGTATCCCAATTGTTCATTAGGGCTAGGAATCTTGACAATTGGTTACGTCCGGCAATTGTAACACCGATATTTTGTCTTTGTGAATCAGACAAGTCATTCCAAACCAAAGCCAAATCAGACAAGATATCTGTTACTGGTCTTATTTCAGCTTCTCCGCTCTCACCAATAGAACGAATAGCAACACCTACACCGTCAAGAATATCAGATGATTCCTTCATAGTTGTAATTCTAGAATAGATAGATTTTAGAGAGTTACCAATCTTTTCACCTGATTCCATTGTTACAGAACCGATAGCTGTTACTTGACCGACTACTTCTTCTAATTCTACTCCAAACGTTTTAGCCGTAGCACCTGTTCTAGACATAGCCGTTGCAATTTGTTGAGTAGATATAGCAAAGTTGTTATCAACTTCGTTAAAGCTATCAACGATATGCATTGAGTCTTCTGCACTAACATTAAAAGCATTCATAGTACCAATCAAAGAACTCATTGATTCTTCAAGTGACAAGTCAGATACATTATCCATTATAACAGCCGTACTGTTAATTGCAAGCAAGGCTTGCTCATTGAAGTCCCCAAATGTTCTTGTAGCTTCTCCTAATGATGCCAATATATCATGGAGATTAGAACCAAGCTCTTTTGCTTGAACAACAGATGCACTCAACATTGAATCAACATTGATATCATCACCAGCTACACGTTGCAATTCAATCATTGCAGAGTTGATTTCTAACAATTCGCTAGTAACATAAGAGCCACCACGAACAACTGCGTAAAACGCTGTCATTGCTGTCATCCATACTGGAACACGAGCCATTGCAACTTTTAATTGTTCAAATACACCTAGATTTCTATTTGCATTATAAGTTGAAGCAGAACTAATCTGTTGAACAGCACTTACAGAACCGTCTCTTGCTTTGACAACATCGATAGTGTATTGTTTAACTGTCTTGCCAGCACCATCCATATTAACCTTCATACGTGTTACAGCTCTACCAAACTCATCTGTAGTGTTTGTCATTGACAACGTTTCAACTTTACCGTTTTTCAATTCTCCTACATAACGTTGTAAAGCATCTGTATCACCAGCATTGATAGCGTTACCAAAGTCAACCTTTTTAGAATTCTTAGCTAAATCATCTGTAGAACTACTAATAAGAGTAATTGATTGATTCAAAGACTTCGCTTCTGATTTTGCTTCATTCAAAGCTGTTTGAAGTTCATTACCCATTTCCTTAATAGACTCTGAACCTTTTTCAACTTCTCTGTCTAGCCTTTGAAACTCTTTTGTAACTTGTGAAGCATCTATATAACCAATTTTCTCAAGTTGTTCAATCAACAATCTGACACGACTTGTTTGTTTTTCTATCAATTGGTTTTCTTTATTAATTCTTGTTTCGTTGCTGATTTGGTTTACATTGTTTCTAACAGCAATAAGATTTTCTTCTGCTTTTCTTAAATCATCAATACTTTTTGCTTGTCTTACGATTTCTTGTGCATCCGCTGTATATCCTACAGCCATACTCATGCTTTCTTCTGTTTTAGCATTCTTAGTCATTTTGATTTGAATGTCTGCAAGTTTTTGCATTTGTGAGCTAAGTCTAGCTTGCAACTCTATTTTCTTGATGATGAAATTATTGTGTTCTTTTTCTTGTGTTGTAATTTCAGAAACTTGTCTTTTCATCTCTTTAAGAGCAACTAAACTTTGTTCAGATTCACTCTTATCTAGAATCTCTAAAAGAGCATCTTTGTTTCCAGCCATCAAACCTCTGCTTGATTTTAAGACATTCTGAATTTGTTCTTGAATTTCTTTTTGTCTTAATAATACAGCAGAACCATTCTTCATTTCAAGTTGTAGATTTTTTTCCTCTGCAACTTTCAATTTCAAAGCTTTAACAGAATCCATTGTCAGATTTTCAGCTGTCTTCAAGTTTTCAAGTTCAACTTGTAATGAAATTCTATTATCATTGTTATCTAATTGTTCAATAGACGTTCTTAAAGATTCCAAAGCTACTTTTGCTTTAGCAGTGTTATTTTCTAGTCTGTCAACGTCTGTTTGTGATATTGGGTCAAATCCACCAATGTCATCATTCCAAGCGTATGTAACGCTCTTAATTTGCTCACCAGCACGTTCCAACGTGGCAACCAATCTTTGTGCATTTCCATCAGCATCACTAATTAATTTAGTAGAGAATATTCCATCTCCAAATTCTTTTGTGATTTGACTTTTTATATCAGATATGCTATCCTGTATACTAAGAGCTGTCTTCTGAGTTGGTTTTAACCCTTCGAATCCTCGTTGAGCTACATTACCAGCATCTTCTAAAACTTTACCGTAATCAGATTTAAATTTTGCAATTGAGTTACTAATTTCGTTTAATTGATTTTTTATAACTGTTGCTGAACCTTTTGCATCTATCTGAACTGAAAGCTTTATTGGCTCTATAGATTTTGAATCGGCAATTTTTGTTTGCAATGTTTTTAAATCTCTTTTTAAGTCACTAATGTTTGCATCCAAAGACACCTTTAATTTTACCGTTTTTAGCGAATCAGATTTATTTATTTGAGTTTGAATTGCTGTTATGTCTTTGCTTATTTCTCTAATATCAGTAGATATTTTAGCAACAAGCTGTATATTATATTTCTTGTCACTTTGAACAGTTCTATTAATAGAACCTAAATCATTTCTAATATTATCAAGTGTTTTAGCTATGTCTAAACCAGCTTCTAATTCAATCTTGTCTGTTTTTAACAGCATACTTAAATCATTTGCCAAAACTTTCACCCCTTTTTACCATCTGTTTATTGTTTAGAATAAGTCGTCAAAACTTTCTTCTGAGTCATTTACAATATAAATTTCAGTTGTTGATGAAGATGAATGTCCTAAAAGTTTTTGAATACCTTTAATATCTTTACCATCTTCTACAGCCAATATCGTTGCACGAGAACTTCTCAACAAGTGAGGATGGACTGGTTTTCCAACAATATCACCGAACAATTTACACCAATCATTAAATGTTTCTGCTGAGACTTGTTTATATTTTCCGTCTCTTTTCGTTACGAACATGTGTTCACAATCATCTTCTCCACGTTCTTTTACCCATCTTTTCAGAGCTTCCATCGTGTCATCATCAAACTGGAATTTTCTTACCTTCCCAGCTTTACCTTTACCTTTTGCTCTAATTTCATGAGTTACAAAATAGTTTTTCTCTTCACCTTTTGCATTCTTAAACTTATCATATGTGATAACTTCTTTTCTTAGCTGTCGTGCTTCCTCTCTCCTACATCCTGTAGAATATGAAAACATGAGATATCCTAACTTTTGCCACTCCTGTAATTTAACAAGTTCTTTAATTAGTTTTTCTAGTTCCTTTTTTGTTAAAGGATTTTTTTCTTTCTTTTTCTGATTACCAACAGTCGGAACTGCTTTAGTAAAAATGTTTCTGCAATTGGGATATTCATCATCCCAAAAAGCTTCAATGAACGTAAACATAGAACTCACAACCGAACGTTTAAATTTAATAGCGCTATCGCTCAGTTCTAAGTCTATAAGATAGTTCTGATAATTTAATCCATCTCTGACTTTCATTTTGGGAATATCTTTATTCCCTAATTCATCATGTACCCACTTAGCAAAAATATACAAAGCTGATTTGTATTGCTTTAAAGTTTGTGGACTCAGCTGAGATTGTCTTAGAAAATCATTTATTAATTCTCTATTAACTGGATTAACTAATGAATTGAATTCCTCGTCAGAAAAACCTTCCATTTTTTTATAATCACTCATAATAATCATCGCCTTCCCATTCAACGTCTAATCTTAACCAATCTGGTTTCTTTTTCATGTATTCCTCTATTGTCTTTTGTAATTGACCATATCCTTCGTCATAATAATGAAATCTATCTTTTGGTTCATCATCAGCAAAGCTAGTCAAATCCCAACCGTTATTTATTGCCATATATTTATGTCTAGGTTCTCCTGTTAAAACTTCATCATCATACATATATTCATCCAAGAATTCTACAGACATAAATAAATTTCCTAGTGAATCTCTTCTCAGTGTAGGATTAAGACTGATACCTCTTTCCGTATCACCAGTACGTTTATACATTTTTGGTTTGTATGATTTAAGATAATTATCCCATTCCATAGTTGTCTGCATATAAAGATTGAAGATTTCTTCTTCCATTTCTTTTTTTACTCTTTTTTCTAATTCTTCTCTTGCAGAATCAGATAATTTATCAATTTTCTTTTGTAGGTCTTCTAAAACTTCTTTTAGCGATGCCAAAATTTTTCACCTCTAATTTACCAAAAAATGACATTCAAAAATGTCGTATATATAGGCACTTTATTTTCTGATAAAATTACTATTTTATTGACAAATAGTTGGGTATGTGTTATACCCAACTATCATCAATGTTATATGTTATGCGTATTTACGCTCGCTTGTTTCGTCTTTATCTTTATCGAAGAAGATAAAAACATTACTTTCTATTATTCCACGACAACAGTAGAATCAATCTCTTCTGCTTTAATTAACTCTTCATTTAAAGCTTCTTTTTCTTCAAGTTCTTTTTTTACTTTATCTGCTTCTTCTCTAAGTTTATCTAAGCTTTCAGACAACTTCCCACTAAATTCATCAATTGCAACAGTAGCCTGTGTCATAACTCTTTCGATTTCATCTTCTGGAAGTGCTTCGATTACTTCATTAAATACTCCTAAATCAGCCAAATCTCTCAAGACTGTTAAAGCATCTTCTGTTTCTTCTGGTACATCGATTGATGTAAAGTGTTTAATCAACATTAACAATGCATAATTTTCAGAAAGAGTTTGAATTCTGATTTCTCCTAAATCAAAATATTTCTCATCTGTACCAATCTCTGATACAAATGAAATCAAATCATTAGTGAAAGCAACCTCTTTAGATTTAATAAATTTTCTATCAACTTTAAATTCATAAGTGTCTCCACCGATTACAACTTCTTTAATCATAGAAGCTTTTAACTCTTCTTTTTTTGCCTTTACTGCGTTGCTAGTTAATTTTTTATTTTTTGCCATTAAAAATTTCCCCTTTTCTTCTTCTATATTGCTGTTATACTTACATTACTATTATAGCATTTTTTATGAAATTAATCAAGTTTCCTAGTATAATTACCTTAAATATCTATCTTCTAATTGCTTGTTTTTTTCTTCAAGTTCAATTATTTTAGCTTTCAGGTCTTCGTTCTCTTTTTCTAGCTTATCTATTCTTTCTACAAGATTTCTTTCAATTTTTTCTTTTTCCAAGATAGCCTTATCTCTTTCAATCTGTAGGTTATGATTAACAGTTCTAAGACTTGTATTGTCTCGCTCTAAAATGTCTAATCTTGCCGTAATTGAATCCATCCTAGTATCTCTGCTTTTCAACTCTTCTTGAAGTTGGTCAATTAAAATTTGTTCGTTGCTTTTTTGGTCTTTTATTCTATTATTTTTCATTCCAACAGCACCTATAATCATAGTTCCTATTGCAACACCGCCAACTCCAAGCCACTGCAAAAAATCATAAAGATTCATCTATATCCTCCCCCCCCCCCTTAACAACTATTGTTTACTGGAAGAAACAGCAAAGGGGTATAATCTCATGAGTAAATTCACTGACTACCTTATACCATTTCTAAGCAGAATAAAAAAGGCAGAAACATAATGTTTCTACCTTTTTCTATATAGAAGATTTCCTTCTATGCGTTTATTCTATTGACTCTATCAAAGTAGCTTACGCTAATTTGATGATTTGGTACAAGTCTTGAGAATCTGCTTCCTTCATGATGTTCAAGTTGAAGTCAAATACTGCTGGATTTTCAACGTCAAGAGACAAGCTAAATCCACTTTGTAGAGAAGCTTTTGGAATCAAGAATTGAGCAACTTTATCTTTACCTGTGGCTTGGTCACGAGCGATTGTGTCACCAACAACACGATAAGTGCCTGGGAATGCATCAGATGTGAACTTAACCATTTGTGCGCCTACAGGAGCATCGTACTCATAGAATACAGATACAACATCACCAGCAGTCAATCCAGTGATTTTAGCACCAGTACGAGCTACAATAGTTCTATCAATTACTACTTCTTCCGTCAATACTCCACCGACAGTTTTATAAATTGAGATTACTTTACCTGTTGTTGGAACATTTTGCAAAGTAATTTCTCCACCTACAGGAACAGTTACTTTTTCACGACCGCTAAGTGTGAAACCAGTTGTAACAACTTCATTACCAGCAAGCAATGACAATGAATCCATAGACAACAAAGCATCTTGCATTGTTAATGTAGCAGTACGTCCATAGTTCCAAGTAACCAAAGTACCGTTACCTTTACCGCCACGGGCTTCTGCTGTTTCGCTTTCATTTTCAATCGTAGAAACTTTTAACGTATCGAAGAAGATTACTGGTTTTCCAGTTTCAATATCGAAAAACGTAACGTCTGCGACCTCTTTAATAGCAAATTTTGACATAATTATTTTTCCTCCTATTATTGTATCTTAATTTTTTTACAAAGGTTTACTCCAATGTTGAATACCGTTTTCGAGTTTTGCTCCCATCATAGATGCCTGTATGGAATTTTCATACGTGTCTATCATGCCTAGTCTACTGAACTCATCATATAACTGATAGATTGTTATCTGATTTACATTTATCTTATTAATAGAGTTGCTTCTAGTTGTTACAGAACTAACTATATCGTAGAAGTCAAGAGGGTCAGAATCTTCTGCTTTTTTCTCTTCTATTTTCTCTCTATTTTTTCGCATCTTTTCAAGTAGTTTTCTAGCTCTTTCATCAGCTGGGTCTTCCTCTATTGTAGCTTTTTTTGCGGATTCTAAATTGTTTTGAAACCTTATTATCTTAACGATATTATCGAAAGACTCTCTATCTATGGGTTTTATGTCATCATCGGACAGTTTTAAGTTTAAGTTTTGAGTTACTTTATCTATAGATATATTATCAACGTCTATATCTAAAAAGTATGCCAGATTTGAAAAGAATTCTTTTTTAAAATCTCCATGAGAAAATGATATAAAAAATTCAAATGGTTTTAGAGAGTGTTTACTTTCATAAAGACTCATATATCCATCAGTGTGAATTAATTGTTTTAAGAAGTAATCAACATCTAATGATAAAAATATTGCCTTAGCCATATGAACTGTATAACCTACTTCAACAATTTCTCCTATTGTTTTTGGTCTTATGTCGAATCCATCAGTGTGAACACTTTTTCCGGTCAGTAGTTTTAATTTAAAGTCAAGATTATCCATTACTGTACTCCGAAAGTATTATTATATAATCTTAGACATTCAAATTTTTCATTTACTGTAAAGTGTTTGAATCCGTTAAACTTCCCAATATTTATACCGTTTTCATTCATTCCTTTTCCAACCAAATCAACAATTCTTGACATTATAGAATACGGTCTTATTAATGGCAATTTATGAACAGTGTCATTAATTAACCATAAGTCCTTTGAACATATAACATCTATATTTAGTTGGTGAGTTGATATCACATTTGTAGAATCAAACGAGCCTTGATTATAATAAACTCTTATAAATACTTGACTTGTTTCTTGTGCATTTGGATTGAAAGGTATTGGAGATATCCTTTGTAAAGTAGAACTATTTTTCATAATCAATTTTTGTTCAAAACATTGTCTTGCTACAGATTCTTCCTCAGAGGTTAAATCATGAGAAAACGGTTTGTCGTCTTCGAAATACAAGAGTTCAAATATAGCTTGATTGCTTGCCAAAATATCCATAACCATTACTATGTTTGTAGACATTCTTTCAAGTGTCAATCCTCTAATTTCATTCTCTTCAATTCCTCCACCTATTACCATACCCATGAATCATCGCCCCCTGTTTCTGGAATTATCTCTGTTTGTTCTTTTTCTTCGATTTTATATTCGTTGTAAGCTATTCCAGTTTCAAAATTGTCATTGTCTGACTGTATTATTGTCATCTCTAATGTGAATTGTAAAACTCCATAGTAATTACCGTCAACCATATTCACATCATCTATACCTGTTACTTCATAAACTCTTTTACCAAAAATAAATCTATGATTTAAATCTATTTTTTTAGTCTCTCCGTTTATTTCTGCGAACACCATTATTTGACCAGTTGGTAGTCTTACGTCAAACATGTTGTAGTCAATATCATTTGAATTTACTCTTGATTTTGAACCAAGATAACTTGATGATGATACACATGGAACTGTACATACTTTATCGTTTGCATCAATCCACTTTAAATTAGAATTTATTTTACTTACAGTCAATTTTACATTGTCTTCTACTGAGCCATACTTATCATATACTAACCAGTAATTGCCATCAAAGAAAAGTGTGTTACCTATATCTAGATTTTCAGATGGTCTAAGTAATATAGTTCTGAGCGAACCCATTCTATTAATTTCTAAAACTCTTGTATCAATTTCACTATAATTAGTAAAATCATTATTTTTATAGACTTTAGCAAGCCGATATGTTGGAGCATCTTTAAACTTCTTATCTATAAAGTTAAGTGTATTATTTTTTAAAGATTCACCAACCGATTGTCCATCAGCATTCACCCTATTCTGATATCTTTCAAGATATGTCATAATTAATCACTCTCCAATAATCTAGAAAGTTTTTTAACTATTTCCATACACTTGAAAACTTCTCTCTTAACTGTCCTCTTATTATCCTTTTTACAGGCTTCAATTTTTATCCCTTCGAGAGTTGCCAATAAAGATACATACCCTATTTCATCTGTTTTAAAAACATTATCAAATCCGTATAATTCTATTAGCAATGAAGAGATGTATTTTTCAAGACCTACATTATTTTCTTCATATAGTGGAAGAATTTTATATATTCCGTCTACAATATTACTATCTAAATATAAGTGAATCTTATTTCTATTAATTGTCATAAGCACCAGTCTCCAGATAAGAATATTCAACCATATCAGAGTTGGCTTCCTTTTTCAGGTTTTCAAACAATGATTGTAATTGGTTTATATGATTTGCTTGAGAATAGATTACAAAGTCAACGTCACTCAAGGCTTGTTCCAAGGTTTCATTTCTTATAATTATTGGTCTCATATATTCAACCAACATAAGCTTTGTAAGAATTTCTATTTCTCTTCCATTCAAATCTCCGTTAATAAAGATATATTCATCAAATGGAAGTAATTCCATAGAGTCATAATTTGTAGATAAATCTTTTCTGCACTGTATAAAGTGAGTAGAAGCACTAAGATATAAATCTAGCAATGAAGATTCTATTTCTTCTTTTGAAGAGAATGTCAGCGAATACTTATAGTCTGAGATTTTATTTAAAAATCTATTATATACCTTTTCTATATTTGTTGACATTATCCATACACTCCTCTATAATTAACCTTTGATAAACGTTGAAATTGGCGCATTATCTTCTAAGGAAATATCGAATGTGTTTTGAATAACATCAATAATAGATTTTCTATCTAATTTTCCACTGCGATACATTTCTCTAGCAGTATCAATAATTGTTACTTGCATTGATTTTGGAAGTTGTGATACAAATTCTCTAACTTCTTCTGTCTCTTTTTTGAAGATTTCTTTGATATTTTTAGGTGTAAGAATATTTTCGTACATATCCTCATAACCAAAATCTTTGATAATATCTTTATTCAAAATTACAAGCCAGCCTTCATCTAATGTTTTTGGTGTAAGATTTTTAATATTTACGAGTTCTTTATACTCCATTTTTTTAACCTGACCAAAACCATTGAATCTATATTCTTTTCCAGTTTCTCTTGAACGATGAATCAGCAAACCATTAATTCCACTCATGACATTAATTAAATCGCCATCTTTGAATTGTGTTGATTCTTTTTCGTAAACACCACTGTCAAAAAATGAATCAAGTTTATCTTCGACTACTTCAATTTTCTCTTCAATAACTTTAGATTCTTTTTCTTCTTCGACTTCTTGTGCTGATTTTTCCTCATTAGAAATAATTTGTTCTAATCTTGCATTCGTCATGATTTTTCCATCTTCATACAATTCAGATTCTTCATAACCATAAACTTCAATCAATACTTTTTTTAGTTCAGTTTTTTTACTCATCTTTATTACTTATCCCCTTTTTCTCATAATTGGGGGATTACTCCCCCACATTATTATCTATTAAATAGTAGCGAATTTGATATAACCAAACACTTTAGAAGCGATAATTGAAATACCAACTTTATTAATCATCATGTACTCTTTTGTCATGTCAGCATTTCCTGTTACAGTTTCTTCAATTGTAGCAGTACCTTCATTGACAACTTTGCACATGCGGTCTTTTGTTTGTGGAAGAATCAACAAGAAGTCATCAGCAAAGATGAAATCAGTTCCACCAATTTTGTGTCCGTTCACGATTTCACGAACTTCGACTCCACCAACTTTACCGTAGTAACCAGTTGTATTACGAGCTTCTTTATCTGCTTCCGAAGTCAAGCGCAAGTCCAATTGATTCAAAGCAAGAGCAGAACCATAAATTACAGCTTTCTCACCAGTAGCGGCTTCAACGTGTTTAGCCATAGTGATAATCTCTTTCTCTGTAGGGACAGCACCAGAAGAAGTCAAACGGTAAGGAGCTTCTGCACCAGCTTCTGTAAAGTGATTCATAATTGCACTTGCAATTTTTTCTTCAATGTCTTTAGCCATAGAAGTTGCAACGTCACGAACCATACCCAACCAGTCGATACGACCAGCCATGAAGCGAGAGAACTCTTCGTAGATTTTAACTCCGTAAATGTCTGTATCAACAGAGAATTTAGTTCCGTCAATCAAACGTTGTCTGCGGAAGTTGCCGTTACCATCTGAAACGACAGAAACACGGAAAGCTTTGTTAGCTGGAACAACGAACTCATTCATGTCACCCAAAGCCAAGTTGCGATATTCTACAAAATCATCCAACTGTCCACGCAAACCTTCTTCTAGAACAGAATCGAATACCTCTTCCAAGATTTCAAAGATTTCCACTTTGTGTTTACGGAAAGTTTTGTATGGGATTTGTGTAGCATCGTCAGCCAACCCCATCATTTGATTAAAGCCCACACGCAATGCTGTGTCAGCATCATTGACACTATATTGTAGCGGAAGTCTGCCTTGAGCTACATCGATACCTAATTTAATAATTTCATTTTTAGCCATTACTATATATCCTCCTATTATTTACTATTTTTTATTATGAACGGTGTACTTTTAGTGCAAATGCTTTCTTTTCGATATGCAATTCATAACCGCAATCTTCAATTACTTCGAAAGTAATTTTTTGGTCTAGTCCAGTTGCAATTTCTTCTTGTACTGCCAATTTACCATCTGCATCAGCAACCAATACATCGCCTACAGCCACTGCTTCTGGAAGCAAGTCTGCTGTGAAAGTAAATACATCGCCTTCTGCCAAGTGGTAAGCACGAGAAGCTTTACCTTCTTTGTTCACAAAATCATCAAGTTTTTTAGTTTCATCATACATCAATTCAGGAGACGATACTAAAAGAACTTCACCTACTTCTTTATTAACAGTCGGAGAAGCTTTGTAAACCTCACGACCATATTCTGCCAACAAACCACCCAATACTACGAATAAACCATTTGCAAAATCAGCCTTCTTAGTAGTTCCAGCTTTTGTTGTATAAACTACAACAGACTCCAAGTTACCATTGTAACCAGCTTGAATTTTATCTAAATTAACGATAGCCATTATTAATTTTCCTCCTATATTTTAAATTATTTTTTAATACTTTGGAACAATGAATCATAAACAGGTTTATCTTGTTTTTCTTCTTTATCCAAATTAAACTTAACTTTTGTTTTTGCTTCAAAATCTTCTTTTTGAGTTTTGATTTTTCTGCCAACGATTTCAAACAATTTAGACTCTAACTGTTCTAAACTAAAATCATGTACTGAGATTTCAGATACATCCGATTCATCCAAGTCATAATCAGCTTTGAATCTTTCCAAGATTGAATTAGCTTCTCTCTCATGGTTATTCTTTTTGAATTCAGCAATTTCAGATTGCATTCCTTCGATTTCAGCCTTTAACGCTTCATTCTCAGCTCTTAGAGACTGGACTTCTAACTCAAATTGGTTAGGCTCTTCGTCTTTTTCATCTTCTTTGCCTTTTTCTTCTTCTTCATCAGAATTATCTTCTTGTCCTTCTTCGTCTTCGCCTTCCTCATCAGATGTATTTTCTTCATCTTCTTTGGATTCTTCATCAGAAGCGTCTTCTTCACTAAATGATTTTTCGATTTCTTGTTCTAATTCTTCGATAGTCATTTCTGAATATTTGATAGATTTTTCTTCCAAATCTTCAACAGTGATAGAATATTTTTTTAACAAATCTTCTAAATTCAATTCATTATCCTCCTTACTTCCTAGTTCCGCATCATTACTTAGTGAATATTTGAACTCTTTTAACATTTCAGATAATTCATCTTGCAATTCGCTTTTACTATATGTTATAATTTTGGCATCACCAAAAGCAGGCTCAACATGCCCACTACCGTCTCTGTCGATGCCAAGAATACACAATGCGGAAAATGCAAAATCTTTAATATCAAAGATTCTGTCATCTTGAACCCACTCACCGTCAAATACTTCTAATTCCATAGATTGTCCAAAGTTTTCTTCTTTTAGAGTCTCAACTTCCTTCTCATATCTGTTCCACATGTAAGCGCCATCAACGACTAAGTATTCTCGTTCTATACCTTTTTTGTCTTTTACAATTTCCCAATAAGTTGTTGCAGATTCAGGAACTACACCTAAAGGTTTTGTTGTATGGATAAATTCAATACCATCTTCTGATAATTCTAATTTACCACCATGTCCTTTGAAATTGTCAGAGTTTTTATCAAATTCTCCAATGATAGGAATATTTTTGATAGTAGCTAAATTTCTTTCTACATTTTCTTTTGTGATATTAGAACCATTTCTATTTTCACCATGATACATTACATATATTTTTGATTTAGAAAATAAAGGGTTATTTGGTATCGGTTGCATACTAAAAGGTATTAGAGATGATTCAATTATTGCTTTGCTTTTCAAATTTTATTCACCTCCTTAAATTGTTATTCTGTAGCACCCTTTTTATCTCTAGCTCTAGCAGTTTCATCTGTGTCAGCGTTTCCGCTTTCTTCATTTGTTGGTCTTCCACCTGTTGATGTAATATCATCAGATGATAGTGTATGACTGGATGCTAAAGGTATAAGCTTGTTATGAAGTTCAAATATATCATTTTCTAAGTCAACCAATCCCATCATTGCTATTGGTTCTAATCCTAGAACAGATGCAACATAAAGTTTCAAAGGAAGCCCATATGTACTTGCTTCTAGATACTGTTTGTAAGTGCTTTCTTGACTAAAATATGTAACATGTAATATTTCAGCTTTGAACAAATTACTATATCCATTCATTGCCAAGAATCTATTTAACCATCTTTCTAACTGATTCAGCATCAGGAATATTACTTGTTCA